CCTTCTGGCGATGCGCAAGTTGAAGGATGGCCAGAACAACTACCTGATCACCGATGCCCCTGATGGCAGCGGGCGGTTGCGTGTTGGCGCCGTCACCGCGCCGTATTCGATCAACCAGGCGATGGACGGGCTTGCCGCTTCGAAAAAAGCCATTCTGTATGGCGACTTCTCGAAATACTACATCCGCAAGGTTGGTGCCCCCGTTATCGGCGTGCTTCGCGAGCGTTTCTGGCCCGACATGGGTATCGCTGGCCTGATCCGTTTCGACGGAGAAATCTCGCACTCCGGGGCCATCAAGCACCTGATCACCGCCGCTTCGTAATCGGTCGGCTTTCTGAGGGGGCGGGCAACTGCCCCCTTTCCCAAGCCGATTTGGAGAGCATCATGAAAATCAAACTTCTCGTATCGCGCGCCGGTGCGGACTTTTCGCAAAACCGTGGCGACGAAATCGACGTGTCAGCCGATGAGGGCCAGCGCATGATTGACGCAGGGCAGGCCGAATTGGTGCGCGGGGCAAAGGTCGAGCGCGCGACGAAAGCCGCCCCTGAAAAGGCCGCTGTGTAATGCTTTCGCTTGTCACGGCAGGCCCCGACACGATTGATCTAAGCGCAGCCAAGGATCACTTGCGCGTGGGCGGGTCGGAGCATGACGTTCGGGTCGCGGCGATTTTGGCGGCCTCCACAGCTTACATCTGTGAGGCGTGCGGGCGATGCCTGACGCGCAGCACATGGCGGCTGGCGCTGACCTCAATCGCTGGCGATCTGCGCCTGCCGATGCCGCCCGTTGGTGCTGTGACTGCCATTTCCATCTACGCCCCAGACGGCACCGACACCGCACTTGATGTGGGTGACTACTACCTGTTTGCCGGTGACGACATTGCGACCGTGCGCCCGAAAAGCGGTGCATGGCCTGCAACTGCTGTGCGTGAGGATGCTATTCGCATCACGTTCACGGCGGGATATGTCGAGCCGCCACCGGAGTTGGTGCACGCGGTCATGCTCACGCTCGAGCGTGACTATGACGGGCTGACAGGGGCAGAAGCCGACTCCTACAACCGGACAATCGAGGCGCTGGTTTCGTCGCGCCGCCTTGGATGGGTGGCCGCATGAAAATGGCACCGAAGCTGCAAGACCGCTTCGCATTCGACGCGCCAACCTCGACCCCCAACGGGCAGGGCGGCACGATCAGCGGCTGGGCGGTGCAGCATGAGTGCTGGGCGGGCGTCACTTATCTGCGCGGCACGGAGCCTGTCATTGCCGCGCGCCTTGTCGGGGTGCAGCCGGTGGTCATCCGCATTCGCAACTGTGCAGCGGCGCGCGAAATTGGCAATGATTGGCGGGCGCGCGATCTGCGCACCGGCACTGAATATGCGGTCAAGGGCAATCCGGTGCCAACCGATGATCGGGCGTTTCTGGACATCATGGCCACCAGTGGGGTGACACCGTGAGCGCAATGCCCTGCAAGCCGCGATCTATGCGCGCCTGACCACCTATGCGCCCTTGGTCGCGCTGGTGGGTGCGCGGGTTTATGACGCCCCGCCAAAGGGTGCGGCTTATCCGTATGTCAGCTTTGGGCCTATGGATGCGCTGACAGAAGACGCCGATGATGTGGACGGAGCAGACGTTTCTCTGCAGATCGACGTGTGGTCATCGGCACAGGACGGGCAGCGCGAGACAAAGGCGATCTGTGACGAGGTTCACGCTGCGTTGCATCGCTGGGAGGCCAACCTGTCGACCGGCGCGCTGGCGATGATCGAGGTGACACGCCTGCGCACCATTCCAGACCCGCAGGAAAGCCTGACCCATGGCGTCGTGACGGTAGATTGCGCTGTTGAGGTGGCCTGATGGCGATTGAAGGGCTGGACCGGGTGACGCGGCGCATCGCTCTGATACCACAGAAAGCCTTGGACGCGCTGGCCGAGCAGATGGAAAAGAATGCCACGGAGTTGGTCGCCCAAATGGAGCGGCTGGCCCCAAAACAAAGCGGAAAACTGGCGGGTTCGATTGGCTGGACTTGGGGTGATGCCCCGAAAGGCACGATGACGCTTGGGACGGTCGGCGGTGGACGGCGCAAAGGCGCTGGATTCGGCGTAATGCGCATCACGATCTTTGCTGGTGGGCGCGGCAAGGACGATCCGTTTTGGGCATGGTTTCAAGAGTTTGGAACGTCGAAAATGGCGGCAAACCCCTTCTTTTATCCGACCTATCGCGCCAAGAAATCGGCCATGAAATCAAGCATGACACGCGCCTTCAAGAAGGCTGTCAAAGGTGCCTGACTGGCGCTGTCGGGCGATCTTCACCCGCGTCTTTCACTGGTCGCGGCCTCGGTCGGTGTTTGGTTTCGCAGCAAACCCGTCGACCAAAGCACAGACATTCCCGCGCGATTTTATCGCGGCGGCGATCAAGGCCGGGGCGGCTGTTCCGGTTGCAAAATCCCGCCCCAAGCGGGCCATCAAGCCGCTGCGGCGGCGTTTATCATAGGAGAAGCGCCATGGCTTTGGCAGAAACGATGAAATACGACCAGTTGACGCTGGAGGTCGAAACCGACACCCCCGGCACCTATGCCAAAGTGTGCGGGATGAAGGATTTCACCGTCGACGGCAATCTGGCGATGGATGAAGACGAGGTGCCGGATTGCGCTGATGAAAGCCTGCCGAATTCGGTTGTTGTCTCGCCGCGGTCTGTCACCGTTGCCGTATCTGGCACTGGTGTTTGGGCAAAAACGTCGCATGACATGATTCACAAATGGAACCGTCTGGCACAGCGCAAGAATGTGCGCATCACCTATGGCCTCGCGGCGGTCGGGGATGTCTACACCGAAACCGGGCCTGCCTACCTGACCAAGCTGTCAGCGGGGCGCACCAAGGGCAAGGCGGTGACGGCTGAAATCGAAATCCGCTTTGACGGCGTTCCGACCGCCGCTGACCGGGCATCTTGATGTCGCAGGCTTTGTCGCTGATCTGGGCAGGCGGGGAGCATGATTTCCGCCTGACGCTTGGCCACCTGCGCGCCCTGCAGGATGCTTGCAATGCGGGGCCGTTTGAAATCCGCAATCGTCTGCTGACCCAAACTGCGCGGGTGGATGACGTGACGGCCACGCTGCGGCTTGGCCTGATCGGTGGTGGGATGGATAAACCCGCCGCGCTGAAACTGGTCGAAACCACCGCCGAAAACAGCGGCTTGATGGCATTGATCCTGCCCGCACTTTCGGTGCTGACCCATGCGCTTGTCGGCCCGGAAGACGACCCGGTGGGTGATGGCGAGGGAAAGACGATGGGGGAGACGCTTCCCCCGGAAAATGGCGGTTCAGCCGCCTCTATGGAAACGGCGCAATAGCCGGGTTCACCCCGGCTGATGTGGACGCAATGACGCCGTGGGAGTTTGAGGCGGCAATGGATGGCCTGCGGGCATTCCATGGCGGCAAGAAGCCCATGGGTGAGGGCATGACCGAAAGCGAACTTCGGGATTTGGGAATCGAGGGTTTTGACGATGGCGACTGATGAGGAAAAGCTGCTGCTTCGTCTCGAAGTGAACGCCACAAAACTGATCAATGAAACCAAGAAGGCCAATGACAATTTCCGCGCCCAGATGAAGAGGCTGGACGCGGATTTCCAGACCGGCAACCAGAAGGTTGTCAACGGCATGGCCAATAAGGTGCGCGCCATGAACGATGGCGCGGCGGGCATGAACCGTTACAGGTCTGCCATTCAGAATACGTCATATCAGATCGGTGACTTTGCTGTGCAGGTCGCGGGCGGCACCAGCGCCACCCGTGCCGCAGCGCAGCAGTTGCCGCAGCTTTTGGGTGGGTTGGGGGTGTTCGGTGCCGTTGCTGGCGCGGCGGCTGCAATCCTCATCCCGTTGGCTGGCAATCTGTTTGCCACCGAAAATGCCATGGATAGCCAAGTTGAAAGCGTAAAGGCGCTGACCAAGGCGATGGGCGAACTCAACGCAGCCAACAACGCGGCAAATGCGGCAAATGAGGATCCCATGACCCTCGTTGACCGCTTCGGGGCAGGCGGTGCCGAGCAGGCCAAGAAGGTGCTGGAAATCGAACGGCGCATGGCTGAGGTGCGAGCGCAGGCAGCCTTGAGCGATGTAACGCGGTCGATTGGCGGCATGGGGCAGGATTTCGGCCCCGGCACCGCGCAAATGGCCGAACAATTGGTGGGCCTGCGCGCCGAATATGACGCCTTGTCAGAGCGCATCCTGAATTTTCGCACCATCAAAAGCGAAGCGGATCAGGAAGAGCTTAACAACCTGCTTGGCACCCGGACTGCGCTTGATCAACAGATGCTGTCGCTGACCAACTATGAGACGGCCATGATGTCGATGGCAGATCAGTTCGGCCTTGCATGGCAGGGCAATGAGGAGGCGATTGGGGCGGTCAACGCTGCCATGATCGAGCTGCTGGCGGCGGACACACCTGCAGCAATGGCCGCTGGCGGAGAGCGTCTTGCCGTCGCGCTTCTGGCGGCCAGCGACAATGGGCGATCACTCAATGAGGAGGGCCAGCAACTGCTTGATCACCTCAATGATTCACAGTTGTCCGCCCTAGCCTTGGCTCGCATCGACATTGCCAGCGGCATCGCCGCCGGTGCAGATGAGGCAGCGCGTTTGAAAGGCGAGTTGGCGGCGGCTGCAAACGCATGGCTGGCGGCTCGATCCTTGGAGCAACAGCATAGCGCCGAAATGAAGTATGGGGCGCGGACCAAGACCGACAGCCGCCCGGTCACGCTGGGCGATGGAACGGTTTACAAGCCCCCAAGCGTTGGCGGCGGCAGTGGTGGCCGTAAGCGTGGCGGTGGCGGTGGCGTCAAGGCTGAGGATTGGCTAAAGGCCCAAGCAGACCGGGCACAGGCGGCCTATGACGCCGCCTTGGCTGAGGCAGATGCCGTTGGCTTGACGGGGGAGGCTGCTGAGCGCGCCAAGGTCAAGATCGAGCTGCTGGCCGAGGCCAAAAAGCGCAATCTAAATCTGGACGCGGCCAGCACAAAGACAGGCGAAACCCTGCGCGCCGAAATCGACCGACAGGCAGCCAGCATTGCGCATCTGACGGTGCAGGCCGATCAATACCGCGAAAAAGCGCAGTTTCTGGCGGGCATTAACAAGACGCTGGAAGACGGCTTTCTGGATGCGATTGTCTCAGGCAAGGGCTTTGCCGGTGTCTTGGGGGATGTGGCAAAGCAACTCGCCAAGGCCGCCCTGCAAGCCGCGCTGTTTGGCAATGGTCCGTTCGCCAAATCTGGCGGCAGTGGCGGTCTGTTGGGCGGCCTGTTTTCCGGCATTGGCGGGCTGCTGTCGTTTGATGGTGGCGGCTCGACAGGTGCGGCCCCGCGCTCCGGCGGTCTTGATGGCAAGGGCGGCTTCTTGGCCATGATGCACCCGCAAGAGACGGTGATCGACCGCACCAAGGGCGGCACTGGCGGCGGTGGCGCTGTGCATCTGCGTATCGTTTCTGATCCCGGCGTGATTGTGCAAATCGCCAAGAATGAGGCTGGAATTGCCATTAGTCAGGCCGGGCCAGCAATTGTGCAGCGATCCGTTGCCGCCACATCGCGCGCGGCTGGCAAATCGAAATCGTTCTTGGGGGCGCGCTGATGGCAATCAAGGTTTTTGCATGGCCACCAGTGTGCACTATCGGGCGCAGTTGGGTGCCGATGCAGCCAGTGGCGGCACTGCGATCGGCTTTAACAGGGCGCGAACAGATGCAGTCAAGTCAGCGATTGCGCCGGATGGTCGCAGTGGATGTGCCCGCTCGATATCGGTCGGAAGCCCCGGCGTCTGGATACATGGACATGCTCGTGCAATTGTTGGAGGGCAACGTCAATGCTGTTCGGCTGTCAGGCTGGGCCAGCGCAGTGCGGGTTGGCGGCGAAGCGGAATTTGGTCGACTAACCATTGGCTTGACGGCCACGGCCACCACCAGCGCGGGATTCGGCGCGTGGCAGGTGGATGGATTGCCACCGCAATTTCCGCTCGTCTTGGCCGGGGATCGTTTTACGGTAGCCGGGACGCTTTGGCGCGCAATAAATGCTGCGCAGGCGGATGCCTCCGGTCGCGCTATCATCCGCGTAATGGGCGCGCCGTCAGGCAGTGGCACGCTTTTGCTGGACCAAAAGGAGAGTGCTGTTTTCCGGGTGGACGGTGCGATGCCACCGAGCGCACCGCAAGTTGGGAGCTATACATACAGTTGGTCTCTGCGCGAAATCTTTGCCGATGAGGTCGGCGGGTTTACCGAGGTCAATCCATGGATCTGATGCGCAGCCTCGATCCCGCACTGGCAGCGGCGTTGTCGGGCGCATCGTTTAACCCGATTGTGCTGGTCTATCTCGACTGGCCGGGCGGGGCCGTGCGGGCACACAGCGGCGCGGGCAGCATCACTTGGGGCGGTCAGAGTTGGTCCGGGGTGGGCAAATTCGGCGACATTTCGGTGCCAGAGGAATCGGCCAGCGGCGTGCCGGTGGATTTTGCGATGTCTGTCGTCTGCGATCTGGCCGAGTTGGCGGATTATGCGGATGCCGTCATTCGTCAACGCGCCGGGGTGATCTATCTGGGGGCCACCACGACACCGGGCGGCAATGTGCTGATCGGCGATCCGGTGGCGATTGCCAGCGGCACCATGGATACATCGGTGCTGTCGCTGAGCGTGGATCGGGGCGGTGCTGCCCCGGTGACGCTCTATCGGCTGACGGTGGGCATGACGACGGGGCCGGGGTATCGGTCATCGGCTGGCATCGCGCACAGTCATGAGGATCAGTCGCGCGCCTATCCGGGCGACACGGCGGGCAAAATGCTGGTGCTGGCCACGGCCCGCGCGGCAACCGCGTTGTGGCCCGCGCCGTGACGCCTGACGCAGTGCTGGCGGCGGTGGATGCCGTCATGTCGCGGCCCTTTGAATGGGGGCCGTGCGACTGCTGCACGGCTGCAGCGGATGTGTATCTGCGGCTCTGGGGTGTCGACCCCATGGCGGGGCAGCGCGGCTATCGCGGGCGCATCGCGGCGGGGCGGATGATGCGCAGCGCGGGCGGGTTGGCTCGCATGGCCGCAAATCAGGCGCAGGCGATGGGCCTGCAGAACGGCCACCAGATCGGCGGGCTCGCGGTGGCGGTCAATGGCCGCTCGCTGCTGGTCTGCATCCAGCCCGGACAATGGGCGGGCAAAACCATGACGGGATATGCAATCGTGAAACAGGCGGGGCAGGGCTGGCATGCGTAAATTACTGCTGCTGACCACGGCGCTGGTGGGGTTCACATTGCTGCCTGCCCCGGCGCAGGCCGCGCCGCTGGCCACCTTGGCCGCGCTGATCGGCAATGGCGTCGGGTTCGGTGCGGCGATCAGCGCGACCTTTGGGGCTTTGGGTGCCGCTGTCCTCAAAATCGGCGGCTCGTTGCTGTTGTCGACTATCGCCACGGCGCTGCAGGGCCGCCCAAAACAAGAGGTGCAGCGCGCTGAACTGACCCGGCCCACAGCGCTGCCCGCATATCGCTATGTTTATGGCCGTTGCTGGGCACCGGGCACGCCCTTGGGCTGGGAGATTGTCGGCAATATCCTCTACATCTGCTATCTGCTCAACAGCCGCCCCTCATCGCTGACCGATTACACCGTGCTGCTGGACAAGCGCGCCGTCACGCTGACAGGTGATCCGTTTGATTTCAGCGGCGGCGGGGCGTCCGCCTCCAATGATCCTTTCACTGGCCACCTCAAAA